CCCATCAACGAGAAAGTCAATATAATTGAATACTTCCTTGGAAGTATCATCTTCCAATAGTTCCTCATATGTGTATCCAGTCCACATCCATATGTCCTTGTTCGGGAACTTCTCCTTTACTTCCCTACATAACTCTATTACCACCTTGCGATTGTCGGATAGTTTGGATAGCGGGTCTCCGCCGAGTAGCGATAGTCCCTTGCAGTAGTCTTTGCCAAGTTCAGCAAATATCTTCTTCTTAGCTTTCACATCGAAAGGCTTTCCGAAGTTCGGGTCTTGTGCCTGCTGGTTGAAGCACCCCGGACATTTCCTACCGCATCCGCTAACGAACAGAGAGACACGAAACCCCGTGCCGTTAGCTATGTCACACTTGAGTATGGAAGCATAGTTCATAGAAAACTCCTTTCTGTTGTTAGGCTTCCACCCCTGCATGCTTCACGCGAGCTTCTGTCTCTTTCTGCTTTCCATAGTTAAAGGCTGTTTTGTAGTCACCTGTTAAATATCCCGTGACCCTACGTAGTCTCTGAATCTTATCACTACCACACTTAGGACACTTCTCACCTATGTCGCCAGTATACCCGCATTCCTCGCAACAGTCATTAGGCAAGTTCACCGCAAAATAGGGGATATCCTTGTCCATCGCATAGTTGACGAGTTCCTCCAATGCTTCTGTGTTGTTCTGTGTTGAAGAATCTAGTTCAACATACGTGATGCATCCAGCACTTGAATACCCCGTCAACTGCGCCTCTATGTCTATCTTTTCAAACGGTGTGAGTTTCTTCCACACGGGCACATGCATAGAGTTCGTGAAGAATTCCCTATCCGACACGTTCGGTATCTCGCCGTACTTTGCTTTGAACTTCTTCATCGCCGTATAGCAGAGGTTCTCTGCTGGGGTATAGTACACTCCGAAATTCAATTTTAAGTCTTTCTTGAACTCTGCACACCTATCCTTGAACAACTGCTCTATCCGCTTTGCAAAGTCGAGCCCCTCCTTGCTTGTCTGGTCGCATCCCATTATAATCTGGAGGGTCTCCGCAAGCCCTAACTGTCCGATTGCGAGAGTGCCGTGCTTCAATGCCGACTTAATCCCCTCTTCTGGCTTGTAGCCATACATCGTACCATTCTCATACATGAAACGAGCGGACTTTGGAGACTGCGAACACTGCCACTCAAACCGCTCTATGAGCATGTCTTTGGCTTCTACAATCTTCTTGTCTAGGATTTCAAGGAATGTCTCCACTCGCATCTGCTTCTGTTCACCGCCAGACCAGAACACACCCTCCTTCTCGTCCTTCGCCATCTGCTTGGCTGCCTTCTTCTTCGCTTGCATAGCAAGTGTTGGGAGAATTATCGTAACTGGCGATATGTTTCCGCGGCCGTCCTTCAACTGCCCCAACTTCGGGTCGTCGCAGTTGATGTCCCAGCCATTAGCTGTCCTGCAGCCCATCGTACTAAAGTATGTCTGCGGATTTTCGGGGTCATATCCAGCATTGCCGCTCCAGTCCACATTCGCATAGTTGGGGTATAGTCTCAGCGACGTTGACTTCAATGCCAATTTGAACAAATCATAATTTGGGTCTTCGGGCTTGCGGTTCACTCCCTTCATACACTGGAATATTCCACAGGGGAATATTGGCGTCTTATGGAACTTCCCAACCCCCTTTATGCTACCCTCCAACAATGCCTTGATTGCCATTCTCCCTTCGGGGAGAGTGCATGTGCCGTAGTTGATGGAGGTGAACGGAAGCTGATTACCACTTCGACTTTGACAATTCTAGTCGGGCTTTCACCCTATCAGATTCAGACTATCTCTTCAACCCATGACGGTTGTGCGGCACTACGGGCAGAGAATTTCACTCCAACCCTCTCTGGCTTACGCCACTTTAGTCGTTACACCTTCAAGCCGAAGCTCGCTTGGCACGGTATTACCTGCTATCCATCTCTGGACCGTAGGCTCTCTTCTGAAGCTAATTCGAGTTATTCTCATAACCTTATCTCACTTCTACCGTTAGCAACTTTTGTTACACCCTAGATGTCTAGGTTCACCGCAAGTTTATCGCCATATTACTATGACGAGCCCCCCTAATTTAGTCGAGGGTATTTAGGTTGTGGTATAGACCTTCAACGGACTGCTGGAGTTCGTCTCTAGTCTTTTCCATCGCATATTCAAAGGCTTTTGCAAACCTCTTGAATTTTGGGTTGGTTATACTTACAGTTCCCTTCATTTTTTCTCTCCTTTTACTTTGTAAAGAACTTTCCCGCTATCAAAATAAGTCACTCGACCTATTTTGTGTTTCTGCGGTTTGGTGATTTCAACAATTGTTGCCTGCTTCGGAATCGGAAAAGAATTGTCTCCTATGATGACTTCTCCATCCCTACTAATTTCGTTTCTAAACTGCCCTACTATGCATTTCTCTATCACATCTTTACAGAGTTGCTGATTTTTCTTCCATGCATCTTCATAAATATGGATTAATTGAATTCCCGCCTTTCGACAGCACCAAGTCTTCCTCTGATGGTACAGTTCATCCTTGAATTTAGTTGAATGCCAGTATACTCCATTGAAGTCTATGCCCAGTTTTAGTTGAGGAAGATACACATCCAACTCAAAGAACCGATGATTTCCATTAGGAACCACAGAGGTGCAGTTTTCCACTACATCTCCTTCGTAAACACTATGTACGAATTCGACCAACTCTTTTTCAAGTTTAGATGTGTACTTATTGGTGTGTGTACCTTCCTTGGAGTACGCAATGACGGCCGGCATATCCTTATTCTGAACGAACACATACATACCAAAGCGGAGATACTCTAGTCCTAGATGCTTATATCCTTGACCATACCGGCGTGTCACATCTGCCAATAGACAACAATCGTGTTGCATCTCTAGTTCCCTAATATGCTTCCTCTTTGTCCTAGTCATTTTCTCCTGAATCTCTGGCACTTGGGTAAGATATTTGCTGCCTGTCCTCTCAAGACAATTTGCGATTCTCTTCTCTCGACATTCTTTAGACCAGGATTTTTCTTTTGCTTTCCTTTTAGCTTCTTCAGTTAAAAGATTAGTTGATACACCATATCTTTTTAGGCAGGTTTCCTTTGCTTTCGTCCTATCGGAGAAGACACTTGAACCATAGCGCCTCTGCATTAATCCTCTGAACGATTCCGAGCCATAGCACATATGATTTGGCTCACCATAGCGCTCCAGATTGGTTGCCCTCCACTTGTCCACCGCCGCTTTTTTCTGATCTTCCGTGCGGCTTTCTACTGTCTTTTTAGTCTTTTGAATTTTCTCAGGTACAGTATTTGCACTACAGTGTTCACAAGTTGTATTATATCCTAGCCCTCCATTCTTTGTGAGACCCGTGAATTTTACTTTCTCTTTCCCGCAGATTGGGCAAATTGGCAACTCTACATTGCGACATAGACAGAACCATGCCTCTTCATCTGACCGATACCCTCTCCCGAATTCCAAGAACACCTTTTCAGCTTCTTCATCAAACCTCTTCTTCCAGCAGAAAGGTCTACGCACCAAGCCTGACCTACCGCTTAGTATGCCTTTCTTGGTAAACATATCAACTATCTGCTGCTTCGTCATCTACTCACTCCGCATTAGATTCTAGTTCCTTCTTAAATGCCTCGATCTCTTCTTCCGATAAACACTCAATGTATTTCAATCCATCCTTGAAATGTTTCCAGAAACTCTTCCTAATGTACGGTACAAGCGTCCAATCCAAATGTGTTGCCGAAACACCGCCAAACTGTTGGAGACTCTGCAACTGGAAGATGACGGCAACCAACTGCATAGCCGTGTTGATAGAGCCAGCGGGTCTAATGTCGCACTGCCTTGTGGTGAAGCCATTGGCAAGTAGCTTGTCGAATGGTATGGATAAGCAGTTGTGACTGCCCACACAGTATGCATCAAGGTCGTGAATGTAAATCTCGTTGTTGTTGTGAAGACGAGCGGACTTCTTTGATACCACATGCTCAAGTGCATATTTCTTAGCCACATAGGAAATGGCTTCACCCATTCTCCCCCCGAAGGAATATTCATCAACATTAGCATTCTGATTTTGAACGTTGGTGGCTAGAAGTTTCTCCTTGACCGTATCGTTCTGCCGTGCAAGTTCTCTCTCAAAGCGATATTTGATGTAGTTCTTGGCCAGACCGAACTTTCCGCGCTCCTGAATTTTGCGCTCAACCATATCTTGAATATCTTCAACAGTTGGCTGTTTCGGACTCTCTTCGCACATCTGCAATATGTCGCTTGCAATGAACTCTATCGCACTGTCACAGAGTCTATCGTTCTCGGCTACGGTCTTGTTTGCCTGTTTTATCGCCTTGACAATCTTCTTTGCATCGAAAGCTACCTCGGAACCGTCTCTCTTGATTATCGTCATTGCTAAATCTCCGCTTGTTGTGGTTTTATGGGCATAGTAACTCATATGCACAATAGTGCATATCAACGACAACGATGCTATTTATCTAGTATCGTGTCGTTGTTACTTGTCGTTAGGTGGATTTGTCTCCTCTGGAGAAGACTTTGATTCCTTCTCCTTCATAAAGACGGCTACTACTCCGTCCTTGGACTTTATTTCTTCCTCAAACTCCTTGGACGGGTTCTTGCAGTAGACCACATACTTGTGTGTCCACTCACCAATGCCTTCATCCATAGCCACAGTCTCAGGTATTGGCTCTTTGGCTTCAGATTTCGGGTCTGAGTCCATTGTAGTCTTTCCAGACTCCTCGGACTTCTTGTTTACCCCATACATATAATCGTAGAAACTTTCTCCCATTTTTTATCTCCTTGAAGCATTTACTTTATAAATTCTAGTAGCGGTTGTCTGGGTTCTCCAAATCGAACCTTCTCGATATTGGGATAATCCTACCCTCGTTGTCTCTTGTAACCTCTGCTCTCTTCATCTGCCGAGGGTCGAAGATACACCACTCCTCTCGCATATCGCCCGCCCAGAACACACTATCCATCTTGTTCTTCTCCAGATAGGCGGTAAGTCTCTCGGAAACCTTTCCGTCGTTTGCATGGATAACGGCATCGTGAAGGTCTCTGTCCATCGTAAATGGATATTCCGCATTGATATAGAAGCCCTGAATCCAGTATCCGTATTCTACGGCTTTCCAAGCCTCTTCCTCCGCTCCGTAGAAATAGACGCCCTCACCTAGCCAGCCGGCATCATGTTTCTTCTTTCGGTGTATTTGGTAAACCCATATATTCTTCTTGTTGTCTCGTCTCCAAACCCTCTTCTTGCAGCGGGTGTTGGGCATCTTCTGCCTAAAATACTTGTCGAGAAAGGCGAAACAGGTGTCGTATTCGCGGCGGTTCGCGGCTTCTATGTATTTAATGTCGTCATCCGTGAGGTCTTTGTAGAACCTCTCGGTTTTTGCTTTCTCGTCGTAGACAAAAGAATAGAAGTTGCTCATCTCGTCATGTCTCCTTTAGGCTCACACCTCTTGCCAAGCTGTACACAATCCTTTTCTTGCCCTATGCAGTCCTGCAGAATTTGGCACAGGGGAACTGGGCAATCATATTGGCCATCTGCTTTACAGTGCCATTGTGAAGCAGGTCCAAAGCCTTGACTATTTCCTGCGTCTTGGAGTTGTCCTCTAGATTCTCTTTGAGGCATCTCACAAGATATTCATGCCAAATCTGCCTTGCAAAGTAAGCCATCTTTATCTTCGGAGAAACCTCAGAACACTCTGTAGAGTCTAGGTTCGCTATCAATGAAAGAAAATAACGATATTCTTCCACAGAAAGGGATTCTACTACCCTCTGCACAGCATCATCTTCCCCATTCTTGCCCTTTATCCATGCTTCTACAAGTAGTCTAACCATCGGAGAGTAAAGAACATTTAACGGTATCAGTTTTATCAGGCAGTCTCGGACCTCTCCGTTATCCTCGTGCGCAAAAAGATAGTTCATAAGAGCACCCTCCGCTACCGTTGGCTGTTTATTACAATCCTCCGCTCTTGCGGCACTATACGAGTTGATTAACTGCTCCGCTACTCCGCTATTCTGAATATCTTCTGCCTGTACTTCCTTTGCTATGTCATCTACCAATGTCGCATAATCTATTTCTAGTAGTTTAGCGGCTTCCTTAAGCAATACATTACGAAGTACCTTGTCTCTGCATTTTGCTATAGTCTCTAGAACGGCTTTCGTAACTCTTACAAGAGCATTGGAATCTTTGGGGTCTTGCTCTTTGGAATTCTCCGCCCTTATCTGGAACCTAACAATAGATTCGGATTTATCCTTTATGAGATTACCGAATGCCTCTGACCCATGTTTGAGTATATAAGAATCAGGGTCGTCCCCGTCCGGCAGAGACAAGACCCTAATTGGCATTCCTTCGGCAAGCAGAATCCTCGCTGCCTTAATGGTGGCTTTGTGTCCAGCACCGTCATCGTCGAAGCACAGTAGTGCCGTGTCCGCCACTCTATGCAGCATAATGGCATGGTCTTCAGTAAAAGCCGTGCCGAGAGGTGCAACTGCTGTATTGAAGCCGCTTGTATGAAGTCTTATGCAGTCTATCTGCCCCTCACAGACAATGGCTTCTCTGTTGGGTGCTTTTACTATATGCTTTCGTGCCTCGTCGAAAGCAAAAAATGTCCTAGATTTCTTGAATATGAGGGTTTCCGGGGAATTGACATACTTGCCGCTCTTTTTATCTTCCACAAGTTGTCTTCCAGAGAATGCAACGACCTGCCCATTCTTGTCCTTAATGGCGAACACAAGTCTGTTTGCAAAATAAAAGTATGGTCTTTTCTCTGGAGTGTTGCCTACTTTGATTATGCCTGCCGCCGCAAGGTCTTGATATGAATAGCCGTGTCTTCCTGCCCATGCGAGTATCTTGTCTACATCTTTGGGAGCATATCCAATGAGGAATTTATTTACTGTTTCTTTGTCTATCTGCCTATTCTTTAGGTATTCTCTTGCCCTTTCGCCATCAGTGTTCTTGACAGACTTTAGCATCTTGTTAAAGTCTACGGCAAGGTTCGCCATAAGTTCATACAGCCTCTGCCTCTGCTGATGAAACCTACTAACCGTGTTCCGCAGTTCTACATTTGCCATCCCTGCTAGTTTCTGGACGGATTCAATGAAAGACAACCCTTCCTGTTTCTGCACGAACGAGAAAATATCCCCACTCTCTCCGCATCCAAAGCAGTGATACGTCCCTCGCGAAGAATCTACCTTGAAGCTCGGGGTCTTCTCTGTATGAAAAGGACAACAGCACCAGAGGTCGCTGCCGCTATGCTTCAACTGAAATCCGTATGATGTAACAAGGTCGGCTATGTCTATCTTCGCCCGAATTTCCTCTATCTGCTCATCAGATATTGCCATTGTTAAACTCTACAATTGTTTTATCCCTTACCTCAAGAACTGTCAAGGGATAGGTTACACGATATTGTTCATTCACACGACTTACATTATAGCACAATGTGTTGTGGTAAGAGGTTGAAGTTTCTATTATACTACACTTGTGCTCTCCAGAATGTATGTGTCCGCACAAGACAAGATGTGGAGACTTACATTTTATTTCATTTTTGAGCTCTTTGCTACCAAAGTGCCTCCAGTACCTTTTATCGTTCTGGGTACTAATGTCGATTTCTCTGTGCTTAATAAGCGGCGGCGAATGTGTAATGAGAACATCTGTTTTCTCTGGTATTCGCGAGAACTCGTAGGCAAGAGTCTTGTCACTGGCCTCAAAACACCACCGGCCGTTTATCCAAGGCACCCACGGAGTACCGTAGAACCTAAGCCCGTAGATGGTCTCCTCGCTGTCGCAGAGTAGATGAAAGTTCGGCGGAAGTTCGCATTCTATCTTCCCCGCAAGATACTGGTTCAGCCAGAAGTCGTGGTTGCCGGGAATCGCTACCACATGAATGGACTTATTCGCCCACCCACTCACCATTGGGAAAAACTTATTGCGAAACCATGTGTCGGCATTAATGTCAATATAGCAAGGGTGAATGTCTCCTGCTATGACAAGTATATGTGGATTTACTTTCCGGACCTCTTCGTCGAGTCCGTCTAGGAATCCGTGAATGTCGCTTGTGGCGGCAATTCGTATCGCTTTAGATTTTGACATCTACCTTAAACCTTCCACTGACGGCATCACCAATTATCGCAAGTCGTGCCATGGCCTCGTACAACAAATTTGTCACTACATTAGGTGAGAATGGTGGCTCGGTTTCGGCACCTTCCTTAATTGGGTCTTCTACCCAGTCGTACTTTTCCTTCCCACTCCTCCATAGCATGTGTTCAGAAAGGGCGGCAACGAGTTCGTGATTGGTCATCCTAGAAGGGTTGCGGAGCAGTTCTATAGGGAAAAGCGTGTTTGTCCAATGCTTTTTCCCCTTACGCCAGAAGAACTTTTTGGGTTTGGTGTCAGATGGCTTTTTCTTTGTCGGCATTACTTTCCCTTTCCAATTTCAACCGCCACATATTATATCATATTCGTGGCTCGGTTGTAAAGGGGGCAACTAGAATCGGGTGTTGATTTATATTTTTATTTTTAAGGCTTGTTTTTTTACAGAGGGGCGTTGCCTGCAGCCATCCCCCAACCAGACCTGACGAGCAGGGTTTCATATCGCGTCTGGCAAGAACATACGTCTTGGCGCTACACCGCTTAGGTTCGGTTATTCCTGCGGGTCTGATGTTCTCCCGCGGCACTTGCTAGCCTCACAAGATGGTGGTAGGAGAGGAGGGAATTGAACCCCCGACCACGGTCTTATAAGGGCCATGCTCTCACCACTGAGCTACTCTCCCACTAAAATTGGCGGTCTCCGTGAACACTATCGGATTCGAACCGATGTCCTCAACGACACAGACACGGGGTCTGGTTAACTAAGCCGGGAGTGCCCTCACCCACTGGACGAAGCGCCCTGGAGACCATTAAATTGCTGGCATCCCCGACAGGATTCGAACCTGCATATCGCGGATTAGAAATCCGCTCCACATCCTTTGTGGCACGGGGACTTACTTGAAAATGGTAGCGGGTGTGGGAATCGAACCCAACGTGGCTTGCGCCTTCGGCTTATGAGACCGACGACTTTGACCTCTAGTCTAACCCGCAGTCTAAAAAGAATCTTCTATGCATCCGACTGAGACCTCTTGCACCTGGGAAGCAGAGGCATCGCGGGACTTCCCACGACTTTTCATTGCCGAGTGTTAACGCTCGGCTATCCCATTTATCGTTCATCCTCCACCCCCATAGAGGGCTTACGGCCCCTATGGCGGCTTCGCAGGGTAGATTTTATTTCGGGTGTGCACCTTCGTCTCAGCATGAGTTTTGCTACTCTACTCGCCATTCAGTCGGTCCCCAATCCGACATTCAATGGGGTCGGGTGGACTTACTACCCTCTAAATGGCGTAAGGCTGCCGTTGAAGCATTAAGCACACTGGCTTTGACTCCCCATCTGCATAGAAGAAAATTGATGCCGCAGTGCCACCTCCACTTTTATTGTGTGACTCATCATTAAGCATTTAGCTCAATGGGCTTCGGGTATCTTTGACTACTTGTCTAGTCATCACCTAGGCCGTTACCTGGGTTGTTGCGGCAAAACTGAAATTAAGTCCATTCCCTTGCGGGGACTTTGGGTAGATGTTGTTCCGATGCCTCGGCATCTACCGCTCACGATGCAGGACTGGCATAGTGGTGGAACATTGGGGTAACATTTTTTCGTCTTTAACCACTGCCCTTTGACTATCCCGACTTTAACGATGGACGGGATTTATCGGGTTGTGTACAACCATCAGCCGAATCATTTCGTTTGGTACAGGGCTTTCGGCAGACCTCCCAAATTCTAAATTGCCTATCTACTTGACATTTTCGCAGGAGCTACTCTACTTTCTTTCGTTCTGACTATTCCACAAAGCCTGTGAGGTTGCTTAAATGGAGTCCCCGTCAATAGCACAAGGCTGGTGCTACACACTACGCATCCTGTGTTAACTGCCAGAAGGATTTTTCGGTCTGGCTCCGCTCACACTTCTTTTGTCAACCCCCTCTCACTTGGAGAGGAGATTGATTATGGTGTCCTTCTCTAGATTGCAGAAGTCGATGTCAGGCTTAACCTCGTCCTCGCCCTCCTTTGCGGGTTCCCACAGAGTGAATCCCGCACGGAGCAGTATCTCCTTGAGGTCGATGAACGACTTTGCCTTCTTCTTCATTGCCTCGACAATGATCGGGGCATACTTGCCCGTGGAGACCCTTCCCTTGCCCGTCTGCATATCCATCAGGTAGAACCTGTTGTCGAGCATAAGGCCGATTGTCTTCTGCCCCTGCCCGTCGAAGTCTATCATAGTGTCGAACTTGATGTTGTTCGGGTTCACCATATGACCCTTCAGGTTGGCGGCAGGAAGACTCTCGTTGGCAAAGAAGAAGCGGAACTTGCTCTTGGTCTCACCGTAGAACTTGTTGAGCATCAAGATTCCATCTGGAGCATCGTTCCTAATGTACATGAGTTCAACCGCTTCTGGGTTAGCATTCGTCATGTCGCCCGAATAGACAACAGACGAACTATTGCTCCCTCGGTTAATTCCATTGTACCACGATGAATTCCATCCGATTCTTTTGCCTCCTAGGTCGGAGTAGGATAGGTCATAGTCATTCGTTTTCCACTCGTTGCGCCAGTATACTCCAAGGACATTGTTCTGTGTCATCTCAAAAGATGTTCCGTATGGGAAGTTCCCTACGAAGTTCTTTTCCGATGTCGGAAGTGCAATTGAGTAGTTCTCGGGCAGGCGGACAACACATGCTTTGCCGCGAATGGAGTTGCATAGCGACTCTTCAATGGCAAAGTAGAGACGCGACACCCAGTTCTTGTTGTACTTCGGAGTGTAGTTCTCACGTATGAACTGCTTGCCGTTGCGAATGGTAAATACTCCCGAAGTTGTCGGGAAGTTCATCCGCTCCTTGCAGAGCATCATAAGGCGAATTTTGCGGAAGTTGTCGAGGTCTTCCAACCTCTTCTTGACCTCATCCATAGGCTGCTCGGTCTTGATGATGGACTCCCAGAAGCCAATCTTGAACGGCTTGTGATTCTTCTCTGCAAGACGGCGAAGCCTATTAACAACACTTCCTACTTTCCCATCCTTAGAGCCCTTCATCGCAAGGAAGATAGGCTTGAAGCGGAGAAATATGCGGGAGAGTCGCTTCTCCTGCTCAGAGGTAAGGTCAAGAAGAGGCGAACGGAATACTGCCTCTGCCGCCTTTGCCTTGATGACGGCAATTGTAGCCTTGCTCTTGATGAGTTCCATCCTGCCAGTATAGGCAGAAGCTATGCAGCGTAGCATGCCGAACTCGTCCGCAGGAAGGACGCCGAACTTCTGAGAGAGGTAGCACATCGCCTCCTTGTTCTTCACATCGGAAAGCAACTTGGGCAATACCTCCTTCGTGGTGGCATCATCTTTCCACGGAATGGTCGCAATGTAAAAGTCGCACATCACCTTCATTGTCGAGTCCTTGAGGGCGATGCCAGACTTAATCACCTCGAGGCACTTCATTGCAAGTTCATCTGCAGCAATCGGCTCTAGTACCTTGAGGTCTTCGAATCGAGGCACAACTCCTCCGTCATTGGGTACGAATCCGTTTCCCTCAATCTCTTCTCCCTTCTCCAACTTCCCATAGGTGCTGGCATAGTGGCGAATCTGATCGAGGAATATCTCGAAGCGAGACCTTGAAATCACATCGTTCCACTCCTTGTAGAAAGTGGCATTGTAGTTGGCGGTGAGGCTACCGAGCCACTCGTCAACAAACTTGTTGCAGCATTCGGGGCTAATTATCCACCCCAACTTGACCGCTTTCTTGTTGATGGCGGCGAAGTCCCTGTTGTCTGACTTGTCCGATGCGACCAACCCCTTCTTGAAGTAGTCGATCAGTGCAGTGTGCATTTGCATTGTCTTTTCCTTTTTTATGTTTTTGTTTTTGTGTTACAAAAGAATAGGGCGAGGTGTATTTAGCGCTCTACCATTGAGCTATACTGACGGACGAGCCGTCAGTAGTGGGACTCGAACCCACAACCTCTCGATTAACAGTCGATTTATAGGAACACCATTTGCCCTAAAATAGATTGGGCGGTGGGTATAGACATTAATCCATTTGGTGTGGGGGATTCATCATCCTCCGAGGAATAGGAACCCACTTCTTGTGCCGTGTCTTACCTTTGTGATGGAAACCTAATGTCTTTTCAATGACACCTTGATGTCTACCTTCACAAGGCGGCGTTGCCCAAAAATAGCAGGAGCGGGTCGTATGTGGTTTGCTTAATAGGCAACTGCCCTAATGGGCGGTAATAGGAACGACCTATGCTCCTTTGAAAGGGAAAAGCGGCGAGGTGTATGTTATCACCCATTTGATTTTTTATAGGAACACCCTATGCCGCAAAGTGTCTGGAGCGGGTTGCGGTAGTCGAAACCGCATGTCTACCTTGGAAGGGTAGTGCCTAAGCCGTTCGGCCAAACCCGCAAGCGAATGATGAGACTCGAACTCACGACGGCCACCTTGGGAAGGTGGAGTTCTACCAACTGAACTACATTCGCATCTGTCAAAATGGCGAGGGAGACGGGATTCGAACCCGCATAAAGAGCCTTGCATTTACGGTGAGATTGCAGGACACCTCTAACAAGGCATTGCGACCAGTTGCTCATTCAATGTTGCCCCACTCTCCTGCTTGTAGGCAACAACTTATTCTCACTTCCTCAAATTGGTGGAAGATGCGGGACTCGAACCCGCGAATGCCTGCTTGCAGAGCAGGTGCAGTAGCCGCTGTGCCAATCCCCCCCAAAAAAAAAACTATCGGAGATGCAAGATTTGAACTTGCGACCCTCTGCGCCCAAGGCAGATGCTCTAGCCAGGCTGAGCTAATCTCCGTCAAATTCAAGTGGAGCCGACGGAGGGATTCGAACCCCCGACCCGCAACTTACAAGATTGCCGCACTACCTCTATGCTACATCGGCATTGGTGGAGATGTGGAGAATTGAACTCCAATCTCTTCCTTCGGAGGGAAGTGCTCTATCCATTGAGCTACACCTCCTTGGTAGGAAGTGTGGGACTCGAACCCACGATGATTCCCACGGTGTAAACGTGGCCCGTTCGCCGCTACGGAAAACTTCCCTCAAAAATAGTTGCTTGCGATGCGTTCACCCCTTGAACTAGACCCCCTCGGTTTGCCTAAGTTCGGAAACCTATCGGTTTGCCTCGCCACCTAGATTAATGGTTGTGGAGGTAATCGGGACTCGAACCCGACATTCGCCAATCGCAAGGTCTTCGTGCCGGCATTCTCGGCTCATAGTTAACACTCTCCCGAAGGCTTGAGAGAGATGTCCTTATGCCGTGCTAGGACACGGCAGAAATTATAGCGGCTGTGGGGACTCTAACACCAACCCCAATCGGCAGCCGCCGAAATCAACACCCAATTGTCAAAGAACTATGCCGCATCTGGATTTTTCTCTAACGGCTTTTGAACCGTACTTTCTCCTATCCCTTGCGACAGTGAATATTATAGCACAAATTACCTTTGGTTGTAAAGGGGGTGGAAAGAGTTTTTTTAGTTCTTTTCGAAAATCGACTTGATGTTATATTCTCTCTCGAAGAAATCATATATCGCCTGATCGGAAAACACAGAATCCCCAATGCTAAAGCAGTCTCTATTTCCTATTTGCTTATATATATCAAATATACTATTGGCTTTTAGAACCTTCACATCCTCTCTCAATACAACGTTTGGAGGGTTAGGTAGTGTCTGCCAGAAATTCATAAGTAGAGAGGTGGGCTCTACCCCATACGGAAGCTGATATGATTCGTGAACTAAGTCTCTACATCTACGAAACACCTCTGTATGCATATGTGTGTTGCAGTGTTGCGAGTAGTTGTCGGTCGGAAGACCGTGCTTTTTGCACAACCTATATGTGTCATAGAGTGACTTATGATACTGGTAGAAAGGGTCAGTCTTGCTAACTGAACGGCGGAGTTCGCATTTGTAGAAGTACGGATATCGATCAAAATCTACGGGTTTAACATAGAAATGGTCATCAGACGAATAAAGAAACTCGCCGTCTATAATCCCCTGATCTATCACTGTCTCAATGCAATGAAGTATGTTCTGGTGCTTGTATGAGTATTTGTCTTCAACATATATCTGCTCAACTTCACTAGATAGCCATTCTGGTGGTGTTCCGGCTACAATCACTTTACCGATATTGGTTCCATATTTGGAAATGGAACGGAGAGACATCCTGAGTTCAAGATTGTCCTTTGTACTCCCATTTCCAATTATGTATACTATGTCCATTTTAGAACAACCACTCCACCCCCACGCATACCGATGGACGCTTGGGATTACACTCTTCTATATCTCGCTTAGTCTTGTTATTCAAGTCTTCGAACTTTATGAAAGGTCTAGGATTTGGAAGCACTGGCTTTTGCTTGCCAAAACCCTTTAATTCTTCCCTAGATAGAGGTCTAGATAGGACTTCTCGCTCTACCGCCCATAGTTTCTGCAATTCTGCCGACGGTTGCGCCATAGAGTTTTTATCATTCACTTCCATCTTGAGCCTCTATTGCTGCGGCTATTCCTGTGGCTGGGTTGCATCTCCGTCTCCAGTAGCAAGAAACTGCTTCATCACATCCTTAAAGACGGCATCATTCTTCTGGACATCTGGAGGTAGAGGCTGTGGCTGTTGTGCATTTGGGTCTTGTCCCGGTGCTGGGCTGCCCGCCATTCCATCTGCTCCTGGCATTCCCGGCATTCCGCCCTGCTGCTGAGAAGGGTCTTTAGCCTCTTCTATCTTGGTCAGGATTTCTGGTATCTCCGTTGGTATCGTCTGGAATGCAGGGAAGTTGGTCTTGCGAAGCATTGCACGTGCCTCGGCTATATCTATCACTCCAGTGTTTATCAGATGAGATACATACTGTGCCGCCTGCGAACACATCTGTGACACCTCCGACTCCTTCGGCACGTCGATTGGATTCCACTCAATATCCAATTGCATGTCTTTTTTGTCGGGATAGTTTGATGCACAGTATAGTTCAAAAAACATCCGACATGTTGGAGTGTAGTCGTCGTTCTGTATGACCTTTAACGATTGTGAGTAGTCGTCCCACTCGTACTGTCCAGTTGCCTGTAGACCTGTAGGAACATTTTTTAGGAGTTTGGTCACGGGTATCTGGGCAATTGCCGCTACCAACTGGTATTGAGACATCGTTAGCGGTGTGAGTTCCGAAAGGTTTGTGTCTAACTGTGTGACATTAGAACTCGGCTTCTTGACGAATATAGAGAAGTTGTCTCGGAAGAAGTTGATTGCATTAAAGAACTTGTTTGTCCTAGCCGGGTCTGACTGCAACTGCTCCAGGTTGCCGTCCGCAATAAGAAGCCGCTTTGTCATAGCCAGAAGGGGGGCTTCGTTGGCGAGCTTGTCTGCTGCCCACACTCTCTCATATATCATCTGTGTGAGCGATAGACCACCATAGAGATAAACCGGCTTGAAAATGTCTGGGAGTTCAGAATTTATACGGCGGATAACCCATGATCTATGGATTCTTTTTTCCCCTACCTTTATCCATGTCGGAACAAGGAAGTTTGGAGAAGTCGGATCGGTACGGCTCTCCCTATCCCATTGATATGTAAGCCAATGTGGGTCGATAACAGCAAACCCACGAAAACTACTCGGCTTAACCGCCTTTGGGTCATAAGGGTCGGCATAGCTATATTTAACTGAGCCATCCTTGCATGACGGAGACGGATAATCTTCCTTAAACTCCACCCAAGGAATAGCTATTCCTACTCCAAAAACCTTCTTTTTATAGTTTAGTTTTTTACATACCTCATTCAACCCCATTCTATCAGCGGCTTGTTTGATGGCTACAAGAAATTCCTCCTCTTCGGCATCGTGCTCATTGTCGTGTTTGTGCTTTCTGGACTTGCATACAACCTTGTATCCATGTGCGATTGCATCCTCGGCTGGAATTAGACAAGCCCTATTAACAAATTCATGAGTGGCAATGATTGCACATCCGGTGTAGGTAATCCATATTCGCGACTGGAAGTGCTTCAATACACGAGGATTTATCGGGAATCGAAGCAGGGGGTCGGGCATCATATTCAAACCGCCAGAATCCAAAGCACTATGGAAGCCCTGTCTTGGAGGATAGAACCGCTTTGCATTCCGCGGTACCGCTCCATTCAATATACCGCTTCCTCTTGGAGAGACACCCACGGGAGACTTTGCACCGGAGTCCTTTCCACCCGTGATGTCGTCCATTGTGGGGACGCTCATATCCACTTGGTTGGTCTTCACTGGGAATGGGTCTACACCATCCTTAATTGCCTGCATGAAATCCGTAAGGCGAACAGGGAACAGCGCATCTATGGCATCGGTATATTCTTTGTCCGACATTTCGTCAGCCACGGGGAAATCTCCAAGTCCCTTGTCGTCTGGTGCGAATCCATAGCCATCCTTCACCATCTTCTTCATCTTTTCGATGGCGGACGGTTGCTCTTGGGGCTTCTCAGAATTCTTTCTTGAATTCTTCTGATACTGTTCGCCCCCTTTTTTCCAGAAACTAAATACAGACATTACATCTCTCCTTAAAAAAAGCCGTAGAGTAAATTAGGAGGCTGCGGCTTTTAGCCTTGTGAACTCCGACTTAGAGATAAGACCGGTGGCTACAAGAGTTGCAAGAC